TGGTCTCTCTGCTCTTCTCTGTGCTGCCTTTGCAACTCCTACAGCACTTGGTTCATCCTCTGAGGGTTTCGCATTTCCACCATCTTGGAAAGTATGATACTCATTTGGAGAACATATTAATGATAAGTCACAACTAAAGAAACTGGAGAGAGCACTGATAAAACTAAGCGCAGATGCAATATCAAATCCTGCTCCTCCAAGAGCACCTAAAGCATCAAAACTAGGGATGGCAGGAAGACTTGGAATATTTGGCAGCAAAGGTCCACCACCACCACCACCTGATGACTGACCTCTTGGTCTAACACCAGTTGAACCTGCTGCTGATGTTCCTGGACCTCCAACATCATTCAAGGTAGATTCAATTGTTCTTACAATGGGTAAAGTAGCAGCATCAAACGTGGTGATAATATCATTCAAATTTTCACCCAAAACTTCACCAACTAATTCCTCAACATAGCAAAGTGGTGTTGGATTATATCTACTCCTACGGTCATCACCATCACCAGTATCACCAGTATCACCAGTATCAAGGGTGTCAGCAAACCAAGGGATGCCATCATATTGATTACCTAAGAATGGTTGAACTGATGCAGGTGCTGGTCTTCCCTCTGCTCTCCTAGCAAAAGATCCTTTGATAGCTCTCTCAGCAGAATCACACAACTTGATACCTATTGCATTGAAGAGACACTCAATTAGTTCTAATCCCTTGACTAGTTTATCTAAAATATCAATTTTAATTGTGGGTGGTGCAATATTAAATAACGGTTGCAATACTTTGGTGAATAAGTCTGTTACAAAATCTTGCACCAAACCAAATAATGTTTTCAGAAACTTTGCAATCTCACATGATGCATCTTTGATAAGAATATCAATAGCATTGACTTGGTTAATCAAACTATTGAGCACATTAATGTCTGAATTTATAGCATCTACGTATGACTGCAAACCACTTTGCAGTTTCTCAATTCTCTCAGTCAAGTCCTCAATGATAGTTTGAATCGCCTTCATAGGAGATTGCTGCTCTGGATTTGGACAAAATATAGGACGCTTTTTCTTCAACACCGCATCCTTTCTTTTGTCTGCCATTGACTCTTGGTGAGTGGCATCTGCACTCTCCTTCGTCGGTGGAGCACTGTCACCTTGTGGTTGTTCGGTTGCTAGATCATTATCTGAAACTACTTTTGTGGAATCATCACCAGCATTAGCATGACCACTTTGGGGAGTAAAGTTTTTTCCTCCGTTTGCAGAATTTAAAGTTGACTTTGTAATGCCACTACAAGCACCAAGAATTCCCATGATGACAGGGACTTGCTCATCTTGACTGTCCAGGTAATAACCAAAAACAAAATTACCTTGTTTGATTCCAGGTGTTTGAAATGATCCACCCTGACCACCACCAGAGGTCACAGGGTACATTACGTTCGCCCAAGGAAGTTGGTCAGATTTTATTGATGCCTCACTCTGGTCGTGCTTGCCAATAATTCTTACTTTATATCTGTATCCCCATCCAGGAACATCATCAGATTTTTTATACTTACTATCTTTGATGTTTTCTCGCCAGGTTCCATCATCAGGGATCTGTCCAATCCACCAATTAAAACTTCCCCCAGCGAACCCTGGATTAAATAGTGCTCCTCCTTCCATCAGTCCTCATAGATCCTGCATTCATCTGCATCTGGATTCTCATCACAATACATTTCAAATGCGGTTGGATCATGGTCATCATCTGGGTGTGCTGCCTGATACAATTCCAGGTGGTGCAGCTCATCCTCTGTGTGACGACGCATCTGTGGGGAGATAGTAGGATCCTCCAAAAGATCTTTATCGTCGTTGATGTGTTGTTGAATAGATTTGTCGCTCATAATGGAATATTGGTAGTGTGGTTTCCTTTTCTTCCGAAAGAGTCTCTAACAAGATTCAATTTCGTGTATGTCTCTTTTGTTGATATGTAATGACATAAGTCAGCTATAATATATAGACCTCCATACTCCTTATTAATTTGATCATTCTTTTCAGCATTTCTACCAGGAGTGTCTATAAAAACAACATCTCCTGCATGTAAACTGAAGTCACCAGCGATTGTTATTGTTTGCATTCCAGCAAACATCTGGTTATACCTACGAATTGCTTGATTCAGAACCTGAGGTGTTTCAAAGTTTTGCTCCTTTGCTTTTGATATTTGCTGAGAACTTGATCCACTTGGAAGGGTTCCAGTATCTGCCAACATGTAGGTTGTTCTTGTAAAGTCAGTATCAAATTTTTTATTGAAGGTTGGTAGGTCCTTACCTCCAAGTTTAGTGCCCGATTTAGTTTCGTCAGCAGTTTGTTTTATTACTTGATAATTGCAAGTGTATGGGTCAAAAATAACCAACCGAGTGCTGTATGCTCCCATTTGAAATTTTGATTGAGCATCAATTGCATTGTCTGCTTGCTGAGAAAGAATCTTTCCATTATACCCAGAAGGAACTTTTCCATTACTATCTGGTGTCTCATTATAGATGAAAGACTTTTTCTTTTCTTGGGCAAACAATCCATCTATGGATTTAAATTTAAATCCTTCAGAAGTTTCAAAGAAGAAGAACCCAGCACTTGATCCTTTCTTTCCTGCGTTTTCAGGTATGGAAGTTTTAGATAACCAATTCAAAGCATAGTATGGTTTTCTATTGTTGCCAATAAAATTATAGTTGTTACTTGTGTTTTCAATATCAAGTTTTTTCTTTGTTTTTAAAAATGATTTTAATATCTTTGTGATGTGGTCTGATATTCTACCATCAAACCTGACATTTAGTCTAGAGTTACCTTCTTCATTTCTTATAAACTCCTCCGATACCATGTTCAACTGAACGGATGATTTTCTAGTATCTTCATCAATAGGTGTTACCTTATTGACATACATCTTAAGTTTAATTTTATTCTCTTGGTTGTCTTGAAAAGCAATATCAACTTCCTCAGTTCCAACTAAAGGCAGTCCTTCTATAGCAGATTTTCCATCAACAGCACCACCAGTATCTACAAAGATAACCTCTGCTTTTATTGTGTCTTGTAGAATGCTTTCATAATACATCATCCTAAACAATCTAGGACCAGGAGCATTTGTTCCACCTAGCAAACTAATCTTTTTGTTTTCATCCTTGTTAGATGTTATTTCTAACTTTGTTATTGAGGAAGTTTCTGCTGTCTTTGATGTTCCTTTAGTTTCCATATCCTATGCTCCTTTATAAAGAATATCTGTTGGACTACTACTTTCCACAGCACCAGAGACTGGTAAGTATGCTACGCCACCTTCTCCTTGACTGTACATTTGTTGAGAACCACCACTCTGTTGTGGCATTAAAATTGTTTGTTGACTGAGAGCATCATAAGGAGCATATTGACGGATCGCTTTCACAATACCTTCATAACTGTTTGCCTCATTGATTGCAAGCAACATTTGCTTGGCAGGTCCAGCACTATCTGGGTCAATGACTATCTCTCCTTTATGTAGGAGCGCATAGAGATCTTTTGGTACGACACCACCTCTTCTATATGCAATGTGAACATGGTCACCATGGTCTACGGGATCATTTCCAGCATGAATCAATTCAACAGGACTAACTCCATTTATTCGGTTGAATTTCTTTATTGCCTCTAAAATTTTTGGTTGCTCATGAGGGTATGCTCCAATATCAATAGCACGATCATAATTATGATAAGAATTATAGGATCTTCTAAATGATCCGCCAAAATCTGGGTGCTCAGTAACTGCTTGGAAATCTCTAGGAGAATTTAATTCTTTATATAACCATCTACCAAGGTTACCTGAGATTTTAGTTCCTTGACTACGTGGTCCAGGTGTTCCACTAGGTCTTCTTGTAGATCCTGTAGATCCTGTAGATCCACTGGAGGGAACAGCAGGTCTTACTACCGTTACATTTTTATATTGTCTAAGTAATCTCTTTAATTTGCCTGGATACCTAGGATCAGTTGCATAACTATATCTTTTCAATAGTTCTGCTGCTTCTTCAGCACTACTAGCACGGTTAACACCAGTATACCCTCTATAATCTTTATACCACTGTGTCACCAAATGATTAACAGCATCTTGTGGACTAGCGAAGTTTTTAAATCTACCTGCAGTATTGACGGTGACTCCACCATAGACTTCTTGTGTTGCTGAAGTTGTTGCTGCCTCACTTTCCGTTGCTTTGATACCAAAGAAATTATTTGGCGCAGACAGTGCTGTACCCCAAGCAGACTCAAGTGCAAACTGTGCTGCCACAAGTTCTGGGTATTTTGCTCCTGCCTTTTTTGCCATTGCAACGATCGCTGCCCACTTCTCTTCTTTTGTTCCTTGAAGGTTGCCAGAAACTGAAGTTCCTGCTGGTGCTGGTTGAGTTGATGTTTGTGATGGTGGTGGTCTTTGATCTTGTGTTTTATCTCCCTCTATAGGTTTCTTTCCAGAGAAGAAAGTATCATACAACCATCCTCCTGCAAAGTCTCCCGCGACACTTCCAAGGAATGCACCTGCTGGTCCCAATAAAGGAGATAATACTCCAGCACCACCAATAGTTCCAATAGTTGCACCAAGAGCACCAAAGATTGCAGAACCCACTGTTCTCAATGCTGCTTTTCCTATGGGTTCTTTAAAGATGAAGTAACTAATTAAGAAATTAACTAAAGGACCAATGAATGGTATTCTTTTTATGACGGGTCTTAATAATTTTATTGCAGGAATTATTAGTCTGGCACCTCTTTTACCAAAAAGACCAACTAATGACCTAGCAGTTCTAGTGGTAACTCCCTTTACTATCCCCTTGGATCTTTTTGCCAATGCTTTTTGTGCTTCTGCAGCCCTTTCACCAAATCCACCAAATGCCATGGCAGTGATGAGAGTGTAGTTAGCAACCTTTTTAAATGAAGCGGCAAAGTTTTCTAGTTGTGTTACTCCTTCTTGCCCAAATAAATCATCAACCTTTGTTTTAAGACCATCATACATTTCATATGACTTGTCTAGGAAAGTCACTAATCCATTGAATATTTTTCCACCCCAATCAATAATAAAATCTCCTGCTGCAGCAGCTCCTTCTAAGAAAGATTTGACCTGAGGATTTTCTTTTAGTTCAACTAATCTAGTGACAAAATATCCTAATACTATTTTTCCAATAAAGTTCTTTATCTTTTCTAAGAAACTAGAACCAGGAATCTTAGTTGATTTTTTCTTTGCTTCTGTTTGACTTGGTTTCTTTTCTAACTTAGTTTCCTTTGCATCTCTTCTCTCCCTTTCTTTGAGTTTTGTTTTTTGCTTTTCACTTTCTTTCTTATTTTCTGCTTTGTCTTTAAATAATTTCTCAATAGTTATAACTTTCTTTTTAGTATTTAAAAAACGACCAGCAAGAGGTGATGACATATCACCCATGGTTGGTTTGGAAACCTTTGCACTAGAAACTGGTGGTAATAGTTTTGCCATGTTATCCTATACCCAATGTCTGTAACTTCTTAGAAGATCCACTAGTTGATGCACTGAATTGAGGTATCTGTGATGCAGTAGGAGGTATCTGTGCATCAGAATTGTTAGAACCAGATCCTAGTGGTAAGAATTCTACCTGAGGTGTTGGTCTTGTTGGTGGACCAATTGGTTTTCTTTGAATTTGACTCTGAGCAATGGACATATTTTTGCTAGATTTCTGAGTAAGATTAACAGAAATCTGCTGACTCTTATCTTGGTATGTGCTTTGACCAAAGAACTGTTGAGAGAAAGAATCTCCACCAGTGCCACCAGTAGATTCTCTTATTTCTGCAATAAGAAGGTTGTCTCCACCAGACTCTCTAATTATCTTTGGCATTCTTGGTGCATTTATCATCGCACCCATTCCACCCATTCTCCTTCCTGGGATGGGATCCGTTGCCTTTTCCTTAAATCCTGGACTCATACCAATCATCCCACCGCCCTTAGCATAAGCCCTAAAATATTGATTAACTACTCCACCACCTGCAGCATAGGTCATCGATGAGTTATCAATCAAGGGAACATTTGTCCCTCCACCCATAGAGTTCATAGCCTCAAGTGTTGATGTTCCATATCTTTGAACTGCACCTCTGCTCATTACAAACTCGCCTGGAGATAACATGGCAGGAACAGTGTCTCTGTTTGGACCACCACCGCTAACAAATCCACCTTTGTTGTACTGCCCAAACCCAAACATGTCAGCACTCATAGGAGCGCCAGTAGTGCCACCAAAATCCATGGTGTCATCTAATTGAGTTTGTCCTTCTTTTGCCTCTGGGTCATTTGATTTTGTTGTTGCTTGTGAATATAGTCCGGCAGCAGTGACTCCAACAATACCAAGGGCAGCACCTAGAGGAGTGGCAAAGAACTTTAAGAACCTTGGAACTTGCTTCAGAAGTCCTACTGTCAATTTACCAACAGTTCCTAACAAACCTCTGACGATGCCACCAAAACCAGTTCCAAATAAAAGAACAGCAGCAGTGAGAGCAGGCCAGAAGTCTTCAATAAATCGGAAAACTGTTTGTATCTTCTTTTGGTTTTCCTCATCACCAAACCAATCAATAATCTTCATTAAGATGTTACCAAAAATTATCTTCTTAATGAAATCAAATATCCTATCAAAAATGCCTCTGACTGGTTTTAGTGCTTTCTGTGCTGTCTTTTGTAATACAGTGAATCCTGCTTCTAGTTTATTTTCTGCTTTACTTCTCTTATCTCTTTCTGCAGATATTCTTTCTTTCTCTAAAGACTTTTCTTCTAACTTTTGTTCTGCTCTAATCGTGGAGATGAGGTCATCAAGTTTTTGATTAATTTCTTCTGCAATTTTATCTGTGGTTTCATTCGTGGGTGATTGTATAAACTTTTGCATTGCACCACCAGGTGCTTTTACGATAGCACCTTTACCTGGTAGTCCACCACCACCAGATGATCCTACGGTTGCAGATTTTTTCTTTGCTAATACTTTATTGACAAACTGCTCGAATCCTATCTTATCATTTCTCTTTTTAAATCCTTCCTTCCTTTCCTGTGGTGTGAGTTGCTCTCCACCAATGGATCCTTGTGCTGCTAATTCTTCTTTATATTGTTCATATCTATCTTCGCCAAGAAGTTTAGCACCATTAATTTTTGCCAAATTATATTGACCTGATGCAATTTCAGAATCACTTGCTCTCTGAGAATATATATCTCCTCCCTTAAATTTGGGAGGTCTCATTGGACCTTGAGGTCTTGTGCTTGGTTTATCTCCTTTCAACTGAACTTCTGTCATGCCAGCCATTCCTCTGGCAATATCTAAAAATTCTCCTCCTCCTTTAACTATCTCGCTATCAACTCTACTTTGTTCTTTAGGTGGTAATGAATTATAATACTCTGAAAGCTTCTTAATCTGCTTATCAGAAAGTTTAGACACAACATCTTTACCGAGTTTGTACTCGTATGCTAATCTTAATCTTTCTGATTTAGACGCCATTCGATTGCTGCTGTTTTAGTTTTTCTTCTTCAAGGTGTTGTTGCAATAACCCGACATAGATATCTCGTTCCCAAGGCATCATGTTTTCAATCTCGGTCAAAGAGTATTTATGATACTGCATCAAGGCAAAGTTGAGTTTGAAATAATTAATGAGATCCATGTGGATCATTGCTACGCGAAAAAAGACGCTAGTCCTTCTAAGACTACTTCACTTTCGACCTTTGTGTTTGGATTCTTTACCTTGACTGTATGAGAAAGTTTAGGCATGGTCTCAAAGAACTTCTCAATGTCCTTGAACTGTGAAGAGTTCATCGACTCAAGGAAATCATTTACCTCTTTCTTCGTACAATCTGCAGCAACCCAAACATCATCTTCAGTATAGATCTTATCAATACAAGATGCGATCAGTTCAAATGATTGATCCATAGCATTGGCATCACCAAAATCAAAATTGTTTTTGATGAACTGATCTAATGATGGATACTGCATCTCCATCATAATATTCTTATCAACCCTAATTTGATTAGTGTGATCATCACTCTTCTGAACTTTGATGTCATCCAAATTAATAGTGACAGAGACTTGTGTCTCCTCATCATCAGGGCAGATAATGTTGACATCAATTTCTTCACCAACTGATTTACCTCTGATGTTGAGGAATAAGTATTCAATATCAAAAGTAGGGAGTTGTTCTACCTTAATACCCCTTGTGGTGATACAGTTTTTGATAACTGATTTAATTGCAGTAGTAATCTGTTTTGTATCTTGACTTTCTAATGCAATTACCAAAACTTTTTCTTCTTTTACAAGGAAAGGTCTGTAGGTAATCGTTTGTCCTGTGGATGGCAACTCAAGTTCATATGTAGGAGTCGCAATTTTTGGTAAAGGCATAATATCTTATAAAGATTTCAGTATGATTATTTAGAGGTTAATTTTGAAATGGATTATTAAATCCCTCCAGCGCATTCGCTGGGAACTGTCTGTTTGCAAGATCATTACTAGTAATGCCAAAGTTAATATTGCTATTAAAATTATTAAAGTTTGCTTGACCGTCTGCGGTAAAAGCAGATGTGAAATCTAAATCTGTTGCTATATCAGCGAACCCAGAATTAAATGGAATATCACTTGACCGAAGGAAAGGAGAATCTGCTGGTCCAGTAGTTCTGGTATTAGTTTCACTTTTTGTTTTAGTGATTGGTGGATTTGTATTGTCCACAACGTATCTAATATATGACATCGAAACCGTACACTTTAGAAGATTAGACTGATCATAAGATACAGGCATCGATGCTATAGAAAGAGGAAATACTCTCATAAAAGTATATGTCAACTGTCCAGCATTTGTTGGATCAGTTGCAAGAAAACCACGAAACGTATTCTTAGTTGTTCCAAAAGTACTCTTTTCAAACTTAGTTATTCTCATTCCACTATCAGACATATATGTGTCTGGGTATTCAAATCGATAGAAGTAATCCTTATCTAGTGCTGTTGGAACAGTATCTTCTATCTTCTCAGTGCTTTGTCTGGTAATATAATTTATCCAAGTCTCAAAGAATCTGATTGGCATATAATTTTCTGCATTGACATAAAATGTCAAATCAATTCTATCATCAAATATCTTTCTATGAGCGTGCTTCTCCGTCACGCCAGTGCGATCATTATTTAACTCAAGTGTTGCAAGTCTGGATCCAGGGAGCACAGTTTCACAACACATTAAGTTGAGTCTATCTTGTTCTATTGGAATACCTTTTTTGTTAAAGTATTCTAAATTAAGAGGACCCGTACTTGGCAAAGGAATTTGCACATAGTATAGAGAAGTGAGTGCAGGACTCAACAACTTACTCTTAATCTCTTTAATACC